GTAGAATTACGTCGTTGTGAAAGTGTTGAAAAGGTTGTCATTAATGTAAGAGTTCATGTGCATGTCGTCGGTAAGTAAGACCATTTTAAGGAGTTGGCTCTCCATAGCTAGGGAGGGAATTGCACCCTCCGTTAAATCTATTTAGCTTTTTTGGCAGTCTTTGCTGAGCGTTTAAAGTTTGCAGCAGTAGGTGCGCCTTTAGATCCAGGCTTCCTCATCTTCTCTCCACTACCACCAGCAATGCGCTTTCGTTTGGCGTGAATGTTTGCATACAATCCTTTTCCAGGCATTAGAAAACTCCAGGGATTAGTTGTCCAGTAGTTACATATGATCCAATCGCTGCAATAACACCAAGCATTGCAAGGCGTCCGTTGAGCATTTCAGCTTTTTCGTTGTGAGTCACGGTTACTTCTTGTGTGTACATACGAGGTTCGGTGGGCCAGATTTGTGTGTCGTTCATCAGAAGCTGTACTTCAGTCCCAGCTTGGTTCCGTAGTTGTTGTTGTCGTCACCAGTGATGAAGGAAACTTCACCATAAGCACCGAGCTTTTCAGTCAGAGGAACTGAACCACCAGCTTTGCCGGACAGTTCAACTTCACTGTCACCACCATCAGGGGAAACAATAGAAGGACCACCTTGGATATACCAGTAGTCACCTTCATAACCAACGTGGTTGTCAATCACAGTACCGCCGTAGTCAGTACCAGACCAGCCAGAGTTGGCTTCGACGTTCACGTAAGGACCAGCAATGGCGGGGGCTCCCAATGCAGCGGCTGAGAGAATTGCGATAATTTTTTTCATTGTAAATTTAAAAGGTTTTTTTGTTTAGAAATTGACGTTTGATCTTTCAAGTTTTGCCATCACCTCTTGGCGATAAGCAGGGTCACGGTCATACCGTGGGTCTTGCATAGCTGACACCACTTCTGCCTGACTCTTGAATCCTTTATTTGTATTTGCAGATGCCTTGCCTTGGAGAAGATTTCCATCTACACCAACACTATCGTTGTACTTGTATGACAAGGCTTGCATTGCAAAATATGCAGCGTTTGCATCGCCTGAATCCATGACTGAATCGTACATAGATATCTCTGATTCATTCAGAGATTCGCTTGCCCACTGCATCATATCTGTGTAGGCTTTATCACCACCAACTGAATTCATCAGTTGCTTGGCGGTGTCCTCTGTGATTACCTTTGTATTTTTACTACGGTAATCCAGATACATTTTCGCCAGATCCTCTGGCTTGCTCGAAGAGAGTTCCTTCAGAGTATCTTCAGAGAAGTCACCACTGGATTCATTCCAGAGGCGATCAAACAATGATGAGTCTGAAGGATTCTCCTCAGCCTCCTCTGTTGTTTCCTCTTCTGGTGATTCTGTAGTCTCTTCTTTGTTTGAGCTACCAAGCTTTTTTTGCAGCTCTAGGTATGCAGCTTCTAGTTCTTCTGCATTTTTATATTTACCCGCAAGTCTTTGATCTTGCGCTTCCTGCATCTCTTCGCCAATAGCTAGAGATTCTTGTTCATCTGCAGTTAGTTCACCCTGATTATCATCAGAGATCATTGACATTACTTCTGCCATATAGTCTTATTGAATTGGTGGTTGTTGTTGTTGCGCTGCTTCCATCATTGCTACTTCACCATTCTTTGATGGGTCCATAGCAGGTGTCTTCATTGCATCGATTTCCATTTGCTGCTGTTGCATAGCCATCTGCTGTTGCTGTGCAGCTGCAGCTTCCTGCTGGACTTCTTGCATAGAACGTACAAGGTTCAGTACGTCAATACCTTGTGCAGCAGCAAGACGTTTAATCACCTCATCTGTATTGATGAAGGTATTGATAGCCTCTGGCCCAAGTGTTTGAGCTAGGAGAGTTAGGAATTGCCCAAGGCTTTCCCTGTCCTGTCCACGTCCCAATGCGTTGATACCTGCAACGATTGTTGGTTTAACAATGTTCTTTGGGATCTTTGGAATCTCACCTTTCTTCTGTGCATCAGCTAGTTTCCTATTTAGATAGGGTACTAGGAAATCAACAGTAAGTAGGGAGAACAATCCGCCTAGTTGTGACTCCAGTTCAAACTGAGTCATACGAACTTCTTCAGCTGTGGTTCGTTCTGACTGTCTAATGTTTAATACTAGAAAGGCTTCACTTAACCTACGTTCAAGTGTACCTGCCATTTCATAAGCAGTCTTGAAGTCAGCTGTCTTACCAACTTGAATAACACCGATGTCATCAGGTCGTCCCTGAATGATTGCTCCGTTGCCTGCTTGCGCTAACGTCGCAGGCTTAGTTGTACTTGAAGGGGATACAGTAAACACAACTTTTGCAGCTGCTGCAGAGCCTTCTACCAGTGCCTGAGAGAGTCCTTCTAATGACTTCAGATCTCCGATGAACTGACCTACTCTGCCTCTGCCGTAACCCTCACCATCAACAGTATTGAACCTCAATGGAATCCAAGGGTTGATCTCCAGTGGAGCTTTACCTTTTGAATCTTTCAGTACGGTTTCATGTACCTCTTGGTGCCATACGAATCTATTGTTATCACGCTTGATGTGTGTATAAACATCAACGTCATCATCGTATGAACTCTCATCTCCCAAAGGTGCATTGTCCAGCACTTCTTTGGGCAACTGATTTTCTATTAGTTGTTTTGCAATACGTTCTTTCGTGACTATTTCAATCACTTGACCGTTGCCATCTCTTTCCACTACGTAGCGGTTCAGAGGATATACTTTCAGACCATGCTTACTCATATAGACAAGTGCATTACCACTCACTACTAAATGCAGCAGTGCCTGGTGTACAGCCACACGATCATCAGATGCAGAGATTGATTCAAGAATGATTCGTTCTACCTTTGCAAAAGATAGATCAAGTTCAGACTTCATCTCTGGAGGGAATTCTTGACCGAGTTGACTTTCGTCTAGTTGTAGTTTGAAGAAGCTAGTTTGAACAGGCAGCAATGCAAGCATTAATTTACTTGCTAAGGTAACAACTCCTTTTGCCCCTACCGATTGGTAAGGAGTCTTGAGTTGTTTCATGCCTGTCATGTGTTCTTCATGACCACGGAGTAAGTATGGAAGAGTAAGCTCTGAGGCTTGACGTGCTTCTTCTAGAAATTGTGAGCGGTCGCTTGCTAAATAGTCATACCTAGTTCTTGCTGACATTAATTTTAAATATTAAGGGACTTGATTCTCAAACCTTTTCGACCCATGGAACCACTCAAGCCCTGGCGTTTCTGTGCAGCTGAGTTAGCTCCCTTTTTAGTCGCTCCTCTAATACCCAAAATACTTTCTCTTGTATTTGGATTCATCGTTGCTTTAAGAGTGTTTTGCATTTGACTCATATTATCTGCATATGACTGCTGATTCTCTGCCATTGTATTTTGTACAGAAGTCATCTGCTCGTCAAATTGAGATTGCAAACTTGCCAGTGCCGCTTCGCTTTCTGCTTGTTGCTGAGCCAGTTGTTCTTGTAGGCTTAGATCAAGTGCATGTTGCTTAAAGAAGCGTTGTGCTTCAGGACCAAATGTAGGTCCTGCATTTTGAATGTCTGCAACGCTCATGCCAGCATCTCTTGCTCTATTAACTGAGCTTAGACCTGACATGTTGGTTGTATGGTTGCCACCATACTTTCCAATAAAAGTATCCTTGAGTCGTCTCAATTCCGATGCTGCAGCTGGGCCAAAGTTCACGCCATAACCCAAGATCTCTCCAGCATGTAGGCCAGCACTTAGTGCCCTTTGTAGTGACCCCATTCCTGATTGGTTGGTTGCTGCATTACCACCAAACCTTCTAATAAATTCATTAGCCATTAATTCTCTTCCATATATTGAATGATCCAATCAACAACACTTCGTTGACCAGATCTGTACATAATTTTTTCGATTGAATCTTCAGGACTAGGATTAACTGGTGGATAATTTTCTTCTAGTACTGCTACTAATCCGCGGGCTTGCATGCCTACGGTTTCAAGCATATTGAGGGAGGTTGACATTGCTATGCTCAAAGAATGCAGGCATACGAGCTGCCTTAGTGAATGAAAGCTCAGGTGCTTTACCCTGATACATCAGGTTGTCGCTTTGATTGAGCCAAAATTTTTTCGACAATTTTCTATCGGTATTGTTGTATGCAAGCGGTTGCATTACCCAATTGATAGTAGCTTTACGCAATTTATCTAGGCTTGGAGATATATCCAATCCCATTTCTTTGCAGACTAAGGAATTACAGGCGACGTGAATTTGTTCGTCTCGTGATATGTCCGCAGAGACTGTGCGCATACCACTGTCACCAACAGCTCTAAAGAACGGGAGTAATACAAAGAAAATTGCACGTTCGGC